TAAAAGATAAAAATATATATTGTTGTAGATTACCCACTGGTACAAACATTCATGATGTACAAACTGCCATAAAAAATAAACAAAGATCTCCTGCTTGCAAAATTTGTTGGGATCTTGAAGATCAGGGATTAGACAGTGAAAGAAAGATTCACAACCGTACGTTTGACTATTATGCAGATCGTGACATTGACTTGGTTGAACAAAATGCAGTTGCACATGGTTATAGTCCTAAAATAATCAAGTTAGCCACTTCAAGTTTGTGTAACGGAGCATGCATGACTTGCGGGCCCGATTCTAGCAGTGCCTGGGCCGCATTAGAAAATCGTTCTAGTTTCTACAATACCATGGACACATCGGCGATTGATTTTGAAAATATAATTCAATTGAGTTTTGTAGGTGGTGAACCGCTTTTAGAAAAGAAAAATTTTGAAATACTTGAAAAACTCATTGAGTTGGGCAATACCAAATGTTTCATCTCTATAGTGACCAATGGCAGCATTGAATTAACTACCAAACAACTGAACATACTAAACAAATTTAAAAATCTCAACATATGTTTAAGTATAGACGGAATTGCTAGACAATTTGAATACATCAGATGGCCACTAAAATGGAGTCGACTTGAATTAAATTTAAAACAGTTCAAACAAATTACTCAGCATGTGAATGTAAGTTGTATGATAAGCAATCTCAACATCTTTTATTATACTGAAATGATTGATTTTTTTAAAGATAATAAACTTAACTATTTGTGTAAAAAAATAATTGTACCAAAATATTTTGCTCCAGGAAATCTATCTGCAGATTTCAAGCAACAGGTAGTTGAAAATAACAAAAAATATCACATGGAGGTCAAAGCGTTTCTTACACACGGTGACCAATGGCTAGAGAAATTCTGGGCAGAAATTGATCGGCAAGATCAATTAAAAAAAATCAGTATCAAAGATTATCTTCCTGAGCTAGCCGCTACAAGAATCTAGCATAGAGATTTGCTAGTTCTGGAAATATTTTTTCAAATGATTCATTTCTCAAAATATCAAATTTTTTAATTTCTTTCATCATGAGTTGGATTGCAGTACCGTCTTCGTACCAATTTGGGGGTATCAGGTCCCGATTAATTGATTGTTGTACTTGCTCTACATACTCTTCTGACATGTTGTCCAATACAAAACTACCAGTTACCATGTGTCTTGAGTGGTTGATAATGTCTCCTTCTCTATTAGTTGTAAAATTATAATTAATCCAATTTTCTAATTCTTGTAAGTAGAGTAAATTAAAGATGCTAACTGTTTCTTCCACCACAAACATTACATTTCCTGGCAACTTTTCTTTAAGATCCAAAATGTTATCAGTCACTTGATTCCAACTGGCAGGCCATCGTAGGTATTCAAATTTGTTACCAGTGGCATCCAGACTAATATGTAATTTTACTAGATGAAATTTTTCAATTGTATCAAAATTTCCAGGGTCTATAGACTGTGTGCCATTGGTTTGAAAACACAGTGTGAGTTGTTTTTTAGCATCAGGAACATTGTTTGCCAGCCATTCTGCCACTTCCCAATATTCCTGTCCTAACAATGTTTCGCCGCCGCAGAATACCAATTGTCGTAAATTGCTTAGGTCAAGATTTGATAATGCAGTAATTACTTCGTTTTTCTTTCGAAGGGTTGTCACTGGTTGATCCCATTGACCATTATCTTTAAGGTGTCGCTGCCAATAAGTACTTGATTCAGGACCGCAACTTCTACATGCTAAATTACAACTGATATCAAACATAAGATCAATTCTGGCAGGCCCTGATAGATTAGTTTGTCCAACAATACCCAGTCCTTCATTCATGCCAATTCTCAAACTAATATTGTTTGATGCTTCCAATGATTGGCAATTAGCACATCCAGAATCCCAAATATTTTGAGTATTAATTTTCCGCAAGTTTTCTAACTGTTGATCTTTCCAAAAATTAGAATCAAAATTAACTGTGTGTGTATTATGTCTGAGACAACAATGTTGAATAATTGCTTGATTATTTGGCGCTGGTGTTTTGAAATCCATATGTAGGCCGCCATGAATCATCGAGCAGTACAAGTTTTTCATGATTGTTTGATTTGTCCCAATAACTGTTTAAGTTTGGCGCTTTGCACATCCACTGTGACTTTGCTAACTTCTTCAGAGTCTTTGTCAACAGCATCAGTCACACGACTTTGTGTTTTGATACTATCATAGATGCTGGGCTTTTTAACAAATCCTCCAGAAGATTCATCAGCAGATTCTCCTGAGTCAGTGATACGCATGGTTTCAATGTTGTATTCTAGATCAATCTTTTGGCCTACACCCGTCGAACTTCGGCTTTTCATACATTGTATTTGATAACGTCCACGCTCTTTCATGGCTCGGCTGGTAAAGATACCAAACACATTATCTGCAGTATTAATTTTACTAATACCACCTGAAATATGACTATGATCAAATTCTACCTCTTCAACTGCGGATCTATTCAACTGACTGGCAGTCACAAACAACACATTGAGTTCTTTGGCCAAGTTTCGTAGCTCTTCACTCACATACTTGTCTTTGACAAACAAATCGTTAGGACTGACCTTGGCACTCACAGGCATCAATAAGTCTAGGTAATCTACCATGATAAAATCCACACGCAGGCCTGTTTGTATCTGTACTTCTTTGATATAACTTCTAATATCATTGATTGTACTTTGTGCTGGAAGTGCTTTGACCCTGTACTGACCAGATTTTTTGGCCATCATTTTGACTTTGAGTTCTGTGGTATCAATATCTTTGCGTATTTCTTTGGTGCCCATGTTGGTCAACATAGCATCTGTTCTCAGTGCACATAAATCTTCGCTGAGCTCCAAGCTCACATACACTCCGCTGAGTCCTTGTTGTAACCAGTTCAGTGCTATGTTCATCATCACAAGACTTTTGCCAGATCCTGATCCACCTGCAAAAATGTTTAGTTCACCACGGCTGAATCCGCCATACAACAATCGATCCATTTGTGGCCAACCTGTACTAACCTGACCGCCCGAATTAAAATATCTATTGATACGAGCAGCTGGATCTTCAAAATAGTCTATGCCCATGTCCTTGGTCAGACTGATTTGTACTGCATCCTTGATCAGTTTTTCCACAGGATCATAATCGCCTTTTTCCAGCAGGTCTGCTGACTTTAAAATTGCTCGTTCTAATTCTTGTCTGCGAGTAAAACTTTCAAACTCTTGCATGAACCACTCAAAATGTCCTTCATTCAAGTCAGGCATGTGTGCCAGGTTAACTCCTGTACTGGCAGAAATTTGTTCTCGAGTGGGTAAAGTTTTGTGTTCTGCACTATGCTTTTTGACAAACTCTGCCGCAGATCTAAGACTGCGATCAAAATTTTCAGGATTGTATATGTTTTGAACTCGCACATAACTTGATGCATCTTGTAGCATCATCTCCAAAAATAATTTTTGTACATCAATTCCGTATTCTTTTAACAAGTTGTCGTTTCCTTAGTTCTATTTTTAATTTAGTAGTTTCTCTGGCCTGGAATATAGTTATCATTGCAGCCAGTCGACCCATACGAACCACTGCATCGTTTACATCTTTAACACCATCTGGCCAGTCAGGAATACTCACTGCCCAACCCAACTCTATGGCACGATCCACCAGCTCCATTCCTGCAGAGTCGTGGTCTGGTACCACTGTAATTTCTTTACCCAGACTTCTTACTAGCCTGGCTTGAGTGTCACTTATGGTGTTATGCATGAGTGCCAATCCTCCAATACATAGTGCGTCAAATATGCCTTCCATGACCAGCACATGCTGCCATGTAGGCCGTTGTAAGTCTGTACCAAACACATAACCAGGTTGACTGTGATTGATATACTTTGGCCCACTACCAGTTAGCATTCTGGCACACCATCCAACCAAGGTATCATTGTAGGTAAATGGAATGATCACATGATCACGTGTCCAGTGCACACCATCGTTTTGCATTTGCACCATGATAGGATAATCTTCTGGCACACATCTTGATCTTATATATTTCCAGTATTCAGTATGCTCTGGTGTGAGCAGCTCCACATGAGGTGGCAGGTCGTCGTGCTCGTTAAATTTAATGTCGCTTAGTGCATTAAACACCTGTTGGCGCTCATTCAATATTCCTTCAATACTGCGATGTTTGAGACTTTCGAGATTGAGCAGGTCAATGTCTCGTTCTGGCACATTTAACAATCCCAGCAGTTTTCGAGCTTTAAATCCCACACTGCGACCAAGAATAAAACTTGCAGTAAATTGACAATTAAAGCAATGATAACTCCATCCGAGATCACTTACTTTTAGTCCGCCTCTTTGCCTTTTGTCTGCACAACAGGGAGCATTAAAACTAATCCATCCCGAAGGTGTCTGTTTTCTTTTGGCAGGTAAGTAAGAGACCACATCAATCATGTAGCTAGTTTAACATAACTGCTGTAAAAAATCAATATTATCGATAAAACAAATCAACCACATAACCAGTGCTGATGATCACCATAGCGCCCTGTTGACTAGGAGACACTGGATAGTACGGCGTGTTAATACCAGCATTGGGTATGATCCAATATCCGGATCCACCATTGGTCACTG